CTTTCTTTGGGAGCGGTGACGACTATGATTTTAGTGGACCGCGCTACAGGCAGCTGATTGAGGAGGTCGAGTGCATGGAGAGCACAATGCGGGAGGGTAAGCGTCCCTTCAATGTGTTCATGTCATTCCTCAAGGATGAAAGGCGACCCGTTGATCGAGTCATGGCTGGGAAGACACGCCTGATTTCTGCCAGCAACCTTGCGTTCAGCCTGATCATGCGAAAGTACACCATGGGTTTCGTCCATTTCGTCACGCGTGGTCGAATTGACAATGGCATTGCGGTTGGAGCCAATCCATACTCGGAGGAATGGGGTCATTTGGCCATGCGCCATGGTGAGTCACCCGGCGCGAGCAGGTGTGCCACGGTTGCTGGTGATTATAGTGGTTTCGATAAAAAGATGACTGCTATTTTCATCCAAAAATTTGGTGACTTGCTCGACTACTTTTATGGCCATGATGGCAATGAAGTGATCAGGAGGGTCATCATTGAAGAGATTGCGTTCAGCATGCATGTCGTTGGCGACAAGGTGGTCCAATGGTTTGGATCAAATCCTTCTGGGAACCCCTGTACTGTCATTCTCAATAGCTGCGTGGGTCAGATGAAGTCCCGATTGGCCATTGCGACCAGGTACTGTCGTGCGAAGGGCGAACCCATGCGACAGAGCCACATCGATGACTTGTTTGTCGGGGACAAGAGGCACTTTGAGATCACCTGTTATGGTGACGATGGGTTGGCAACGCGCTTGAGTGATGTGCCTGATCTGAAATGGTATGGTCAGAAGCAGATGACCGAGGATTTCCTCAGGTTGTTTGGCGATGAGTATACCAACGAGAGCAAAGGCAAGAGCTCAACGCAGGATTTGCGGCCCCTTCGTGATTGCACCTTCCTGAAGAGGGGATTCAAGTTTGGGGCCTTGGTCCCCGGAAAGAGACACCAATGGTTGTCACCCCTAGATAGGGACACGATTTACACCAGCATTTTGTGGACCAAGAAAAGGGATGAGGACCTGTCTGACTGGGTGTCCAACGTCAGGGGCATGTTGTGTGAGGCCTCAGCACACGGGCGGGCCTTTTTCGACGATGTTGTTGAGGATGTCTCACTCTCTCTGGTGGGTGAGCCCCGCCTTCTGGATGAAATCTTGAGAGGCAAAAATGGTGTGGTTGATTGGCAGAGAGAGTTGCTTGAGAGGTGTGAAGGTTTTTAGTTGTACCTCTTTTTGTGAAACAACTACCGCTTTACTGACTCGGCTTTTGCCGTTTTATGGCTTATCCTTTCTGATTCTGTTTTCGTTTGTGGCTCCCGTTCCTGATCGCGTTTGTGTTTCACAGTGTTCACACGGGCCAAAAACCCTTGGACTAGGCCCCATCAGCTATTTCTCCTTGGGTGGTCGTCGATGGATTTCCAAGACAGTACCGCACGTCCAGTCAAAAGACGAAAGATGCGACCGTCCAGCTGACGTTAATAGCTCTGCCCTGGTGTTGGTTTGGCACCAGTTTTGGCAGGACAATCAAACCGCCGACTCAAAAATTGCCACTTCCGTTACCCGTGACGGTATAACCGGGACCCAGCATGGAGACGCTGGTACAACAACCTTCTCCACCACCACCAATGCCGGTGACATTTCTTTGATGCAGGCTGAGCGCAGGTTGTTTGAGAGGGGTCTCAAGTCAAATGTGGTCAGCGACATTCTTGATTACATGGCCAAGCCCCGCATTGCGGCCACCGGCACCATCACGCCGGCTCTACCGGTCGGGTTGCTTGCTCAGGGCAACAGTTGGACAGCGACAGCAACTGATAGTGTGTTTGCCAACAAGATCTTCGGTTTCTCCGGAGTCAAATACACTACCAACATCAAGCTTGTTGTCAACAGCACTCCGTTCCAGCAAGGTAAGCTCCGCCTCACAATGTACCCGAATCCATCCATTTCTGGTGTGGGTTCTTCCGCCCATCATGTCAACCGTACCACAGTCTCACAGCTGCCTGGTGTTGATATGTTGATTAATGATGGGTCGGTGACCTTGTCTGTTCCCTGGTGCTCCTATCAGGAGTACCTTGATGTCACTGGAACAATTGTTGACCCCTTGTCTTGGCGCATTACGATCTTCAGTCCTCTTCTGAATGGTCCTAATGCTACGATCACGAATGCTAACTTCACTGTTTGGATTTGGTATTCTGATGTTGAGCTATTCGGTTGTTCCACAGCGGCGATTGTTACCCAGTCCCTCAAGGGCAAATCGAAGGTCAAACGTGTTGCGATTTCTGAGCAAGAAGATAGGCCACTTTCGTCTTGGCTCAACTCTGCCAGCAAGGTGGTCTCCGACATCGCAGCCATCCCCACGCTTGTACCTCTTGCTGGGCCCACGTCCATCATGCTGAATGGTATGGCGGGTCTTGCCTCGTACTTTGGCTACTCTCGTCCAGTGAGTGGCCAACCTGTCAGCGGCGTCGCCCCCCATTACCACAACGCGCTGCCCAATTCTGTTGGGGTTTCACCAGCCTCAGTTCTAGCGTTTAACAAAGATTGTAAACTCAAAGCCATCACCGATTTCTCTCCAGGTGGTCTCGATGAGATGTCAATCAATTTTGTCAAACGCCAGTGGGCTTTCTTTGACGAAATCACGTGGACCAACTCTGCAACGCTCGGCACCCAGCTATACAAGAGGGATCTCAACCTCGCTTATAGCACAACGTTTGCTGCTTCGACGACCATGGCCCCCATCACGTTATTGTCCTACTTGTTTCGGCATTATCGTGGTGGTATCGAAATTCTGTTCAAGATGGTCAAAACGGGTTTCCACTCTGGATCGCTGGCGATCTCGAGCCAGTATGGGACGTCCAGTGGGGCTAATCTCCTGCTGACAGATACTGACCCGTTGTACCGCACGATCATTGACATTCAAGAGGGTGATGAGTTCTGTATCTCGTTCCCCTACATTCACCCTGCCGATTTTTTGATGACTTACGAGTCTTTCGGCACATGGTACATGCATGTCGTCAATCCTTTGATTTGCCCTGAAACGGTCGCTCAGTCCATCGTTATTCAAATGTATGTTAGGGGAGCGGAGAATCTTGAAGTCTCGACAATCGCCGACGAGAACCGCATCTATCCTGTGTACGCACAGGGAGGCAAAGTTGAGGAGGATGGCGAGATCACATGTGAAATGATTGGAAATGTGGGCGCACATGTTCCCATCTTTCCCGTGATCTCAGCTT